TACTGCGATATGACGAAGAGAAAAGAGCAGCAGCCCAAATACAAGCAAAGTGAAACGGTCGTAATCAAGCGATCACAAATCAACTTTGCTCCATACAATCCACGCAAAGAAGACCCTGAAGTCATCAAGAAGCTCAAAAAGAACTTTAAAACTGTCGGCTATCTGGGCGGTATCGTATGGAATCAGTTGTCATCTTATCTGGTTTCAGGGCACAAGCGCGTACAGACGCTTGACATCATCAACAATTACGACGGGACACCTGAAACGGATTATGAGATCAAGGTAGAAGCTGTAGAGTTAGACGACAAGACAGAGCGCGAACAAAATATCTTCATGAACTCGCCCTCCGCAATGGGAGAATTCGACATGGAGAAAATAAAAGTACTTGTACCGGAAATAGACTATAAAGCCGCTGGCCTTTCTGAAGCAGACATGAACATATACGGTATATCCGTCATGCAGGACGAAATAAGTTCAGAACTGTCTGATACGTTAGGTGATTTCGAAGAGATACAACGACCGTTTGAGGAACGCAAGGCCGCGGTAAAGGAGATGAAAGAACAGATTCGTCAACAGGCAGAGCAAAAAGCGGAAGACATCGAATCCTATGTAATGCTCAACTTTAAGTCTTATAGGGCGAAATCATCATTCATGCTTCGGTTCGGGTTCAGGCCAGACGACAAAATAATCCCCGGCGAAATGTTCTCGGATATGGTTGAACGGGTCGAATAACGACAAAAACGACAGTATAAAAAATGGCAATGCCCTCCAAAAAACCGAAATTAGATACCTTTCGCAAGGTTGCAAATGCTTGCGGCGGTATTTTGTCAGACATAGCTGCTAATTTAGGTGTAGAGCGTAGCACAATTTACACATGGTGCAATGATGATGAGCAATTCGCCCAAGCCCTCGAAGATTCCCGTGAACGGTTCGTTGATTTGGCCGAAAGCAACCTGCGTAAATTGGTTGCCGGCGTTCCGGCCATCGAAAAGGACGAGAATGGCGAAAAGAGATTTGCCGGTTGGATCGAACGTCCCTCCGAAACAGCGATCATTTTCACTCTCAAAACACGCGGAAAAAAACGGGGATATGTAGAACGTCAAGAGGTTACAGGAGCAGATGGTGCCGAACTTATTCCACCTCGCACTCTCTCTCCCGAAGAGGCAAGACAATATGGGTTAAAACTTAACGAAGAGTATTAACGCACTACTCCGATTCGCGACATAGACATAGAGCGTACCTTCTGTCTTTCCGGTATGCTGAATTTCACCCGTTACATGTTCAAGCATAAGACGGGGATGCGGTTTATTGTCGGCGATCATCATCGCAAAATATGCGAAGCTCTTGACAAAGTCGTCCGTGGCGAAATAAAGCGTCTTATTGTCAATAAACAAACAGACATATTAAAGATGAAAATAAAATCCAAATAAGTACAAGTAAATAGGCTTTATATCAGACATTTATAAAGAAATCGTTTCTTTCAGTTGTTTTCGCTATTTTCTGTTAATTAGTTCTTTTTGGGTACATTTTTGTTCCTTGTTTGTTTCTTGATTTCGGTTTTAATTCGTACATTTGCATACGAAAAAGAACGAATGAAAGAATACGATTATGCCACGAATAAAGAAGCCTAAAAAAGTAAAAGAGCCCATCCGTCTTCGGATGAAGGATTTGTCCGATGGCAGCAAAAGTCTGTATCTGGATATATACCGCAATGGCAAGCGGACATATGAGTACCTGAAGCTGTATCTTATCCCGGGAACGGACAACAATACCCGTCGGCAGAATGAAATAACAATGGCCGCTGCGAATGCCATCAAGTCGAAACGCATTATCGAACTGACCAGCGGCGAAGCCGGTATCGTGAACCATACAGATAAGGTTTATCTGCTGGACTGGATGCAAACCTATTTGGAGTACCAAGAGAAACGCGACAAGAAAGGCATCGGTCAAATCAAGGCCGTTACCCATATCCTGAAAGAATATGCAGGGGAAAGGTTTTTGTTGGATCGGGTTGACCTCGCTTTTTGCCAAGGCTATATCGACTACATGCTGACGACCTTCCGCCCTAAAGGAAAGCCGATAGCAGCATCTACACGCAATACCTATTATCAGATATTCAACGGTGCCCTGAACGCTGCCGTCCGGGCTAAACGGTTGTTGAGAAATCCGTTTAATGAAATGGAAAAATCGGAGAAGCCCAAAATGCCGGAGAGCGTGCGGTCCTATATGACCATCGAAGAGGTACGGGCGTTGATTGCCACTCCGGTACAGGATGGGAGGGTTAAAAACGCCTATCTGTTTTCCTGCTTCTGCGGACTGCGTATCAGCGATATTGTCGGCCTGAAATGGAAGAATGTCTTTGTCGATAACGGCCAATACCGTCTGGCGGTGGCTATGCAGAAGACCAAAGAACCGATTTACCTGCCACTCTCCAACGAGGCGTTGAAGTGGATGCCGGAGCGTGAGGACAAGGCGGCGGATGACCATGTGTTCAGCTTGCCTTCAAACATCAACCAGTATCTCAAGCCGTGGGCCGAAGCGGCCGGAATCACCAAGCGTTTTACTTTTCACACGGCCCGGCACACATTCGCGACCATGATGCTGACGCTCGGTGCGGATCTCTATACCGTATCGAAGCTGCTTGGTCATACCTCCGTGAGAATGACACAGGTGTACGCCAAAATCATCAACCAGAAAAAAGACGAAGCAGTCAATTTGGTCAACGGGCTATTCGACTGATGTAGTTATACATGTCAAATTCAATTTACAGGTAAATATTTCCGGCTTTTCTCCGACTTTTCAAATAGTCGAAGTAATGCCACTATTATAATAAGTATAAACCCATAAAAACAATTCGACATGAAAGGACAAAACAACAGGTCCTCTCTTTTTTTGAAGGGAGACCACATCTGCACCACTTCGCTACGGAACAGGATGTAGCGGAAGAATTTTACGAATTGCTCTCCGAAGCGAGGGAGCTTTATCTTCAAGACGTCATGGCAGGCGGCAAACGGTATGGCCGCTATGTGGATGACTTTATAAACAGTCACCGGTACATCGACTGCAACAGTGCGGTTTGCAGGAATTGCCATGAAATGAACATCCATATCATCAGAGGGCTGTTGATCGATTGCACAAGTCTCGTCAAAAGCCTCTTTACCGCAGAAACATTTTCTTTCGAGGAGTGCATGGCCTTGAAACAAAAGTACGACATTGCCGGAGTATGGTTCGGACTCTTCACGTATAGAAGATTCCAGAAACGCTCCACCTCTCTCCTTCGGTTGTAATTTTTCCCGTGAACAGATGACAGGTATTGTGGCTTGCGCCAACGCTTATCATCTGTTTTGCGTTTCCACACTCCGCATCGAGGACATGGAAGCGCTTTTTGCCTGCAAGAAGGGCTTCTGCATACGTGTGAACAATATCCGCCATGTGGCGGTCCTGTTCGACGCGTTGCTCGAAAACACCTTCATCCTGCCTCACTGGCAGTCGGTTCTCGACAAGGGGCGGTTCCTGTTGTCCAAAGACGGCACAAGATACGTTACCGCTTCAAGCCTCTCGTCCGCCCTGTCTGCGGCGAGGAACAACATTACATCGGCAAACCTCGGCATACGAAAAGCCGTCAGCCGACTGAAAATATAACACGAAGTGCCAAAAAGCCAAGTATGTGAAAGATAAAACAGTGACAATTGCCGTGATACGTGCATAGTATCACGCCGGTATTTCCGGCTGTCCGGTTCACATCACATAACTTTGACCTCCGTTAGCGCGCTGCATAACGGAGGTAACTCTCCATTGTCTAATTTTAACATGTATTTTATGCAAAACAGAACAACATTCATGGAGCGGTTGAGCGAACGGCTGACCGCCATAGAAGCGGTTCTCAAGAAGTTGGAACCGGTGGAAGGTCTGTTGGAGCGTGTGGCTTTGCTGGAAAATACCATTTACACGACCAAGAAGGTCTTCACTTTTCAAGAGGCGTGCATGTATATCGGCGTGTCCGAAAGTATGTTGTACAAACTCACATCGAACAAGGAAATCCCGCACTACAAGCCTCGCGGCAAGATGCTCTACTTTGCGAAGGAAGAGCTGGACGCGTGGCTCTTGCAAAACTACGAACCTACGGTGCACCGAGCGTGATTATCTCACCTGTGATGAAAACGGCTTTGCCCAGACCAAGGATATGCCTTACGGCATCTACACCGTCCATCAGGTATCCGGCTGGGAAGGCAGCGAGCTGATGCCCGACTTTGATGTGTTCATTTCTCAGAATGGGGCACTTATCGCT